TTTGTTTATGATACATTACCATATTTAATTACGTTTTTTGAACTTAAAAAAGAAATTCCCAATCTAAAACTTTTAATGAATTACCCTAATTACCAAAAGTTTGAACACTATAAATTTGTTATTGAATTCCTACAGATTTTATCAATAAACAAAGATGATATAACAATTGTAAACCCATCTATTGTTTATGATAATATTTACGTATCTAATTCGTATACTCACGACGGTAAATCAAATATTAAACCAAGAAATGAGGTTTATGAGTTTTATAACACTATAGTTAATTCTATAACTAATGATAATAAAAAAGAAAAATTACCGACAAAAATTTATATTTCTAGAAGAACATGGATTAATAAAGACACATCAAATATTGGTACAAATTATACAACAAAAAGAAGATTATTAAATGAAGACGAGATTGTTGAGTATTTAAAAACTAAAGGTTTTGTTGAGGTTTTTACTGAAAATCTTTCGACACATGAGAAAATAATATTGTTTAACAATGCGGAACATATTATCGGACCAATAGGTGGGGGGTTATGTAATGCTCTATTTTCCAATAAAAAAACAAAATTAACAATTTTAAATTCACCCACTTTTTTTGACGTAAACTATCGGTTTTTATATTCGTTTGAAAATGTTAATTATAAAATATTAGATATTTCTGAACATACAGAAAATGGTAAAATAAAAAAATTTATGAGGGTTAAATTCGATAATAAAGTGGGTGAAGTTGTTGACATAGATGATGATTATCTTACTATTAGTTATAGTGATATGGACGTTGCGGGATGGAACAATCAAATTAAATTTAAACAAATTATTAAAAATATAATGGAAGTAACACCTTTAGATAATGGTCTTAATTCTGAATGGATAATCGATATTAAAAAATTAAAAGAAATTATATGATTAATTATGTAATTTATGGTCATACGGATTATTTGGATGTTTTAAATATCCAAACTGATTACTCACAAAACAAGGGACATTTGACTCTTTTTATAAATGAAAATAATTTAGAACTAACAGATTTATATGAAAAATATAATGAGGTTGTTTTTTATGATGATGAGGGCACTTACGCAACAAGAGTTTTAAGTTGCTTAGAAAAAATAAACTATGATTATATATTATTCATTCACGACATTGACATTATATTGAAAAGTGATGATAGAACTATTGAGAAATTGTTTGAGTTTTTAAGAACAAATAATTTTGATAGAGTCGATTTAAAATTTTCAGATAAGTTTAGCCGATCGACAAAATTAATTAAAATAAATGATTTAGACGATATATCGAAATGGGAACAAATTAGTATTAATGAGATTGAGAAAAAAAATAATATCCCGTATTTAATTGATCAGGATGATGTGACCAATTACATATATAATGTAAACTCATCCATATGGAAAAGAGAATCTTTTATTGATTTACTTAGTAATTTTAAACATAAAAATTATCGTACCATAGAAGAGACTGATGTCCAAGAGTACTCAAAAAAATTCAAAATATTTAAAATGTTTTCAAACAAAAAACTAAATTGTGGGTATTTCCAATGCTTGGAAAGTTTTGTATACTTACATATTAGTCATAATGGTAAACTTTTACCATTAAACATGAACTTTGTTACGGTTTATGGTCAATCTTACGGAGACATAAGCAATGAATATATAAAAATTGTAGAAAAATATAATCTAATAAAATCAAATAAATGGTATAAATAATATGAGCTTAGAACAATTAAAAGAATGTAAATACATATCCAGCGTTGGGATGTTGCTGTCATTAGATGATAATAACATTATAACCTATCAAAAAGAACCTCACAGAATAACTCACGATTTCGCAAAATTATTGAATGGCAAAGATGGTGATTGCATCTATATTAAATTTGCATTCTTTACCCAATTTATACATCAAATTTTACCTCACTTAAATTATAAATTTATATTAATCACAGGAGACGGCGATGAAACAATGCCAGACGATATGATTGGTGCTGAAACATTTAATAATATTATTAATGACACAAGACTATTACATTGGTATTCAGTAAACTGTAATGAACATTATCATGAAAAATTTTCATTAATACCTATTGGTGTAAATTTTCACTCTCTAACATTTGGTGAATTTTGTGGGTGGAGTAACGGCGCAATGACACCAAAAGAACAGGAAGAAATGTTGGATGCCATAAAGAAAACTGCTGGTGAATTCCATCAAAGACAATCTAAATGTTACTCTAATTTTCATTTTGTAACATATCAGGAATTTGGTAACCCAAGACAGGACGCAATTAATAAAATACCAAAAGATTTAATTTATTACGAACCTTCATTTTTAGATAGGGAGACGACATGGACAAATAATGCTCAGTACGCATTTACCATTTCCCCAATGGGACATGGTATGGATTGTCATAGAACGTGGGAATCACTAATGTTAGGTACAATTGTAATTGTAAAAAAATCTCAATTAGATAGTTTATATGAAGATTTACCGGTACTTATAGTGAATGATTGGGATGAAATAACACAAGAATTATTAGATAAAACAATTGAAGAGTTTAAAAATAAAAATTTTAACTATGAAAGAATCACCCTAAAATTTTGGGTAGATAAAATCCGTAACACCCCATACCAAATATGATATCTTTTGATGTAAAAAAATTTGAATCTTCAGACAACCCGTATGGCGATAAATTAAAATTTGTCATTTATAGTCATTCTTCTTTTTTAGACGTATTAAAAATACAAATTGATTATTTAACCAATATTGGGGATATGATTTTAATCATAAATAAAAATGATGAGGACCTTAATGATATTTATAATAATTTTGAGAAAGTTATATTTTACGATGACTCACAACCATATGGTTATCGATTATTGAGTACTATTAAAGAAGTACCCTATGATTATTTTATTTTCATACATGATAATGACATTGTCTTTCATATTAATGTAGAAAAAGTAAAAAGTATGTTTATCTTTTTGCGTGAAAATAACTATGATAGAGTAGATTTTCAATTAGCGTATGATTTTGATACTCTAAAAGGTCAAGAAATAATGGATGACGAGTTATATTATATTAAATCATCAAACACCGATACCACTAATAAAGGTTATCCATATAACGTAAATCCATCAATATGGAAAAAAGAAACATTATTGGATATAATGAATAAATTCGGATTCAGAGATTATAGGACAATTGAACACCCTGACACACAAAACTACGCGGTGAATTTTAATATATTTAAACTTTTTTCAAAAAAGAAGTACCAATGTGGGTATTTTATTTGTACGGAACCATTTAGATATATCCATATCACGCATAGTCAAAAATATCTAAATATAGACACATTACCTAATGGATCGTGTGATGACATAAAAGATGAATACGAAAAGATAATAAATAAATATAGTTTAAAAAAATCAAGCAAATGGATGTAATTAAAAATATAAATAAACCAATCTTTATCATAGCTCATAAATATTTTAGAGGCTATGACTCATATAGTGAATATTATGTGCAAACAATACAAAAATATTATGAGGACTCTCTTATCATTTTTGTTGATAACAACTCAACACACAAAGAAGATATTTTTGTAAATTTAAGAAATTATAAAAATGTAATATTATTAGATAATGATATAGACTGTAAATTTGAAATTGGGGCATACCAAGTTGGTATGAAGTATCTTTTAGATAATTCATTAATTAATGATTATTCATATATTGTTTTTACACAAGACACCTTCATATTAAAAAATAGATTAGATTTTAACTCACTTTATAACTCCGACGTTAAAGCTTGTACTATAAATTCATATTTCCAAGATGGTATGTTACAAGGTATCTCAAATGAAGTACTATCAAAATTAGGATTACTTGATAATTTAGACAAATGCACTTTTTGTTGGTGTTGTAGTTTTATTATTTCATCATCAAAAACTGAGCAGTTATATGATTATTTTAAACAAATAGTTATTACGAGTAGATCTGAAAGTTGTGCTGCGGAAAGATATTTAGCTAGAATATTATGGGAATTAAATGACCATAAAAACTACGATATTGATGGGGATATTAGATACTTAGGTGATATGTGGAATAATGTAGCGAACACTGAACCTAAATATGATTGTCACTCAGTTAATCCTTTTGATGATAATATAAAAACTTTTTTTGTTAAAAGAGCCCAACAAAAAACGGAATATACAGTAGATAGATGATAATTGAAAAAATAAATAACAGCTTCTTATATTACACAGATATTCAAGTTATACATACTAGAGAGTATTATAACTACATAGTTGGTTTGTTAAAAAATTGGTTATATGGTAGTACTGAAGATATAAACGTTATCTTTGGTGATTATTTTTTTGAATTTAATAATAATAATAAAACCATAAAGATTGACATACAATGTGAGCATACACTAGTAAAAGAAGGTGGTAGGTCTGTTAATGATAAAATTTATGGTAATGTAAAAAATTCAGATGGGGTTTATTTAGTACGTATTGATAAGTTTAACTATCTTAATTCATTAGATTATATTATTGAATATAGTTTACCTAATATTGAGAACATTAGGTCTTGTGGTAAATTCCAAAACTTTTTATCAAAAGTAATTTATGTACCCCCGTTATTAAATAGTCCTAATTTTAGTGGAGATAAAACTAAAGTAATTACTTTATTTGATTCAAAATCTAACTTTAGGAGAAAAAACACTTTAACACAAATGAGTAAGTTAGGAATTAATAACACCTCGATTACTGATTGTTTTTCAAATGAGTGTTTATTAGACTTATATAATAAAACAAAAATTATGGTGAACATACATCAGACAGATCACCACCATACTTTTGAAGAATTGCGTGTTTTACCCGCATTACTTAATGGCGTTATAATTATTAGTGAGGATGTCCCATTAAAAGAAAAGATACCATATAATCAATATATCATTTGGACTAGTTATGATAACGTACCAAGTAAAACTAAAGACGTAATTAATAACTATGATTTATATTATGATAAAATATTCAATGATCCAAAACTTTTAGATATATTAAATAATATGAAAAATAAAAATGAAAATTTGTTTAAATCGCTTTAATATATGAAAGTTGCACTATTAATTGCTGGATATGTAAGAAATTATGAAACTAGTATTGAATACATACAGAATGAAATAATTAAAAAATTTGATGATGTTGATGTATATTTACACATCACAAAAAGTGAAAACGTTGAAGATAAATACCTCAATCAAATTGAGGACTCAGACATTCAAAAAATAGTAGACTCACTTAACCCAATAACTACGATTGTTGAAAATAACCAACCTTATGTTAGTGATACTAGAATTAATAATGTAATTAATCTTTGGTCCAAGTTATATAAACTAAATGAAATAAAATCTATAAGAGAATCAGAATCAACTGAATATGATATAGTCATAAGGTATCGATTAGATTTAAACATATTAACTAAAAATTTATTTGATTATAATATTGAAGACGATGTTATTTATTTACCGTCAGATACTAAAATGGATAAAACTAGATTAACTAATCCTGAAGATGGGTATCTTTGTGACGCTCTCGCCTTTGGTAAGTCAAGAATAATGGATAAATATTTTAATATTTATGAATATTATGGTAATAACTTTTTACCGGTATCTGAAACATCGTTATTTGAATATTTAACAAATACAAATATTAGTTTTAAGAAAATAGATATTGTTTATAATTTTTTACTATCAAAATGTAATATTTTTGCCATTTGTGGAGATTCAGGTTCGGGAAAATCAACATTAAGTGAGTTATTAAAAAATTGTTACAATAATTCTTTTACATTAGAATGTGATAGATACCATAAATGGGAACGTCATAATAAGAATTGGAAGAAAACCACACATTTAAACCCAAAGTCGAATTACATTACCAAAATGGAAGAGGATATTTTTAATCTAAAGTTAGGTAATGAAATATATCAAGTAGATTATGATCATCACAGTGGAAAATTCACTGAAAAGCAATTAATTAATCCTTCCGATAATTTAATCGTTTGTGGGTTACATAGTTTGTATGGTGACACTAATCTATACGATTTAAAAATTTTTATGGATACCGATGAAAATTTGAAAAAAAAATGGAAAGTTAGACGTGACGTTTTGGAAAGAGGTTATAGTGTTGATAAAGTATTGGAGAGTATTGAAAAAAGACAAAAGGACTTCGATGAGTTTATTAAACCTCAAAGAGAAAACGCTGATATTGTAATACGTTTCTTTAGTGAAGATGACATAGATTATCATAATTTAAATTATAACGAATCATTAAGTTTAGAAGTATCTATAGGTAAAAACTGTAAAAATTTAAAGACCGTTTTAAAAGACCTTGAGGATTTAAACATCAATTATAAAATTAATAAAAATCATAATTTCACGAGTATCACTTTTGACCGATACACGGAATTTAACTATAAAGACAACAGTTTTTTAAAAAATAATAAGACAAATAGTTTTTACGACATTATACTATACCTTATTTTTCATATCAACTTTACTATTTAATTTTTTTATCTTAGTTTTTTATTGAAATGAGGTTATTTAAAAAAGATAATAGGAAAAAACTGATCAACTTATCCAAACAAATAAGTAAGTACTGTGTTGGTATGGAAGGTAATGTATCAGGAAAGGATGGTAATTTTTTATATATAAAGGCAAGTGGTAGTTATCTTTATAACATAGGTTTAAATGATTTAGTAAAATATGATTTTAATAGTAATCAGTTAAATAATTTTAAAAAAAAAGGTAGTATGGAGTTAGGATTTCATACCTTTTTACTTGGACATGAAAATATAAATTTTATTTCCCACACACACCCAAGTAAAACACTTTCAATATTATCAAGTGATAAATGTATGGAATTTGCCAATCAACGTATATTTCCTGATCAAGTTATTTTTAATGGGGAAAAATCGTGTATTGTTCCTTACGCAAAACCAGGTGATGAACTAACACATATAATTAAAAAGTATGTAACAGAATTTATTAAGGAAAATGATATATTTCCAAAACTAATTTTACTTCAAAATCACGGTATTATTGCGTGTGGTTCCACAATTGAGGAGTGTGTGATAATTTCAGACATTTGTGAAAAGTCTGCAGAAATTTTTCTAAGTTCACCTAAAATAAATTTTCTTAGAAAACAAGACATAAATAGTTTGTTAAATGACGAAAAAGAAAAATATAGAAAATCATTATTATGAATAGAGAAGGAATAAGTTTAGGTTGGAATTGCTCCGCCGCCCAAGAGGGTCTGTCAATCGGATTACGAAAAAATAAATCTGATGGTTATAATACCTGCCCATTTGATATGATGATATCAAATTATATCGGTATTTGTGAATGTATTAAGGACGATTTTAAACATTTTTGTGACCCCAAATATTTAGAACTACGTCCGGCACCTAAAATGACCCAACACATACCAAATCAAAACGATGATGAATTATGGGTTTATAACACGTATTATAATTTTGTTTTTAACCACGAATCTCCATATCACGGCAATCTTTACTTAAATGAAACTTGGTCTAGTCCTTATCATTTTGTTGAAAACGATTTTAAAAATTTTATAGAAAGATATAATAAAAGAATAGAAAGTTTTAGAAACTATTTAAATGGTAATAATTTTATTGATTTCATTTTAGTTCGTTATAATTCGGTACCTTATGAATTAGAAAATATTATAAAAGAAAAACACCCAAACTTAAAATTTAAGATACATACAATATCAAGATTTACAAATAATAATATTGGTCATTTATATAATTGCACAGTAGATGGTGGTATTAGTTATGAAATGGATTATTTAGAATATATGGGTATAAATCAAAATAATAACCCAATGGAAATTAAAAGATATCTTTCTGACTTTAATGGTCTAATCGGTGATATTAATGAAAATATAACAATAATATGATTTTAAAAGTGATATATGTTGACGTAGATGAGACTATCTGTAAAACGTCTGAGGATAGGAAGTACGAAAACTCAACTCCAATCCATGAAAATATAAAAAAAATAAATAAACTTTACGATCAAGGACATACTATTGTTTATTGGACGGCTAGAGGTAGTAGAAAACAAATAAACTGGTATGATTTAACATATACCCAACTAAATGAATGGGGTGCTAAATTTCATGAATTGAGAACTGATAAACCATACTATGATGTCTTTGTTGATGATAAAACATTAAGGATCGAGGAGATATGAAAAATAAAAACGTAATACTAATCCCTCCTAATTTGGCGTATGGTGACTGTTTATCAGTCATAGGGTTACTTTATTATTTATTAGAATACTACGATACCGTTTATTTTTATTTAGGAAACACCCCAACTCTTTTGAATTACTATAATGATTATTTTGATAATGATCCATTATTTAATGAGCGTATTTTCATAACGACAGATCCTGAAAATCTAATTAATCAAGGAGAATATGGTGAATACCATATTTGTAATACAATGACAGGTGATTGGTCTGGACCTAATACCATATTTTCAGAACTTACCAATATTAATAAAGAATATTATTTTAATGATCTAAACCCGATTTATAATAAATTAGACATTCCGGAAGAACATAGGTGTCAACCAAACAAACATTTACCATCTAATGATATACAAGTTAACCATATCTTTTACTATGAGTTGATAGGTCTAAACAATACGGTTAGAATGGAATATTTTGACTACCGACGAAATTTAATTAAAGAGGAGTCATTAAAAAATGAAATTTTGTGGAGATATGGATTATCACCAAATGATAAATATAATATTATAAACGATCCTGTTGGTGAATTTAATAATGTTGATCCATATATAGAAAATAACTACACTACAATTAATATTAACTATCTATCACAAAGTCCAGGTAGGTTATTAAAATTGTTAGAGGGTGCGGAATCAATACATTTTATTGAGGGTTGCAATGTTAATTTTTTCTATCATTGTCAGTATAAAAATTTATTTAAATTCCATAGTAAAATAAATTTTCACGTATGGGTTCGTAATAGACATTGGTTTATACCTAAAATGAATTTAGATTATGCTTGGAAAATGATGAATAATCCAAAATTAAATAATTGGGAGTTTATTTTTGAAAAACAATAAATACATTAAAATTAAAAACTATGAAATTAATTTCACATAGGGGTAATATAAAGGGTCCAATCCCAGATAAAGAAAATAGACCGTCGTATATTGATTCTGCAATAAAATTGGGATATGAGGTTGAAGTAGATATACGATACGTTAACGGTGAATTTTATTTAGGTCACGATACTCCTGATTATAAAATACCTAATTCTTGGATTCTATCGAGAATATATGACTTGTGGTTTCACTGTAAAGATATCGAGTCAGCTCACGAATTGAAAAAATTAAATAGGGATATAAAGTTTTTTTGTCATTCAAATGACCCGTACGTGATAACGAGTGTTGGTTATTTATGGGTTCACGATCTTAACCTAACTTTAAATAATAATTGCATTATTCCTCTATTGTCAAAAAAAGAAATTATTAATAACAACATAAATTACGTGTATGCTATCTGTAGCGATTATATTATGTAACACACCATTAAAATGAAAAATATTAAATTAATAATACCTATGTCTGGTATCGGTAAAAGATTCATTGATGCTGGGTATTCAGATCCAAAACCATTAATTAAAGTTGATGGTAAACCTATAATTGAGCACGTGGTAAATCTATTCCCAGGTGTGACAGATGTTACGTTTATATGTAATGAAAAACACGTAATAGAGAATAATATAAAAGATGTCTTAACATCAATTTCACCTAACTGTACAATACATATAGTCCCTAACGGGGTTGTTAGAGGTCCTGTTGAGTCTGTTTTACAGATTACAGATTATATTGATGATGATTCTGAAATTATAGTGAGTTATTGTGATTATGGAACATATTGGGACTTTAATAAATTTTTAACCTACGTTAGGGAAAATAATTTTGATGGGTCAGTACCTTGTTATAAAGGATTTCATCCTCATATGTTAGGTACTGATAACTACGCATTTTGTAAAGAAAAATATAATATACTTTTAGAGATAAAAGAAAAAGAACCATTTACGAATAATAGAATGGATGAATTCGCATCTAACGGCACTTATTATTTTAAAAGTGGAAAAATATTAAAAAAATATTTTAATTCATTGGTTAATAATGATATTAAGGTAAATGGTGAATTTTATGTTAGTTTAGTATATAATGAATTATTAAAGGACGGGTTAAAAGTTGGGATTTTTGAGATCGATAATATGTTACAATGGGGAACTCCATACGACTTGGAGACTTACAAAGGTTGGTCTGATTATTTTAAGAATATCGTTAATAAACAACCAGAAATAAAAAATAACGACGACACAACATTAGTACTACCGATGGCAGGTAGGGGTAGTCGGTTTTCTGACATTGGTTTTAAGGAACCTAAACCATTAATTGATGTAAACGGTAAACCGATGGTAATTCAAGCAGTTAACTGTTTACCAAAGTCAAAAAATAATGTTTTCATTTGTTTAAAATCCCACATTAATGAATTTAAAATTGATGACAAATTAAAGGAAACTTATAGTGATTGTAAAATTTTAGACATAGATAAAACAACTGATGGTCAAGCCTGTACTTGCGAATTAGGAATAAATGAATTTAGTTTGGATCCCGAAAAACCAATTATGATTTCAGCATGTGATAATGGAGTATATTATGATACTAATAAATATATGGAATTGGTTTCCGACACAAATAACGATATCATAGTTTGGTCGTTTAGAAACAATCAAACTAGTAAAGTTAACCCTAATATGTATGCGTGGTTAGATGTAAATGAAAACGACGAAATACAACACGTATCTTGTAAAAAGTTTATTTACGACAACCCATTAACAACACACGCAATTATTGGTACAATGTATTTTAGGAAGGCTAAATATTTTTTAGATGGTCTTAAAAAAAATTACGAGGAAAACGTAAGAACAAATGGTGAATTTTATGTTGATGATGTTCTAAATCAAAACATAAAAAGTGGATTAATCGTTAAGGTTTTTGAGGTTAAAAATTATATCTGTTGGGGTACACCTAACGATTATTTAACCTATATTTACTGGAGAGATTTTTTTGATAAGTGTGATTGGCACCCATATAGTAAAGAAAATGATATAACAAAAAATTAATCGTCTTATGAAAAGAGCACTCATAACAGGTATTAATGGACAAGATGGTTCATATTTATCGGAATTATTGTTAGAAAAAGGATATGAAATATGGGGAACAGTAAAAAGAAATTCAGTTTCAGAAACCCAATCATCAAGAATAGAGTTATTAAGAGATAAAAACTTAATTAATTTAGAATATGCAGACCTAACAGATATGGCATCTTTAATTAGGGTATTACAAAAAGTACAACCTGATGAAATTTATAATTTAGCAGCACAATCACACGTAAGAGTTAGTTTTGACCAACCGGTATATACGGCAAACGCAACAGGTATGGGTACCTTAAATCTTTTGGAGGCCATTAAAATGGTTTCCCCCCACTCAAAAATTTATCAAGCATCATCTTCAGAAATGTTTGGGAATAATATTGATGAGGATGGATACCAAAGAGAAACAACACCTATGAATCCGGTATCTCCATATGGTTGTGCAAAAGTATTTTCATATAACATTTGTAGAAATTATAGAAATTCATACGGAATGAAAGTATGGAATGGTATTCTATTTAATCACGAATCACCAAGACGAGGTACTAACTTTGTAACTAATAAAGTTGTGAAGGCGGCGGTAAGAATTAGTTTAGGATTACAGGACAATTTACATTTAGGTAATCTTGA